TGATCGAACAGCACAACAAGGAGATTCTCATCAATGTATTGGCACAATTTTTACTCCTCGGCTCTAGTGGCACTGGTTCTTTTGCTTTGTCTAGGGATCATTCGGCTTTATTTATTCAGTCTTTAGAGGCTGTGGCAGACTATATTGCCGAAACTTTCAACAGATCAATAATTAAAGAGCTTGTAGATTTCAACTACGAAGTTGAGGCATATCCCAAACTTGTATACGACAAAATCGGTCAAGTAGACCTTAACACCTTCACAACCGCTTTACAAAGAGCTGTGCAAGTTGCTGCCCTCGATGTAGACCCATCAACAAAACGCTATGTCAGAGATGTATTTGACCTCCCAGAGTCAGAAGGTAACGAGATAGACCTAGCGGCGTTTGATGATATTACAGCAGAGCTTGAAGGTGAGTTTGCTAGTGCGTTTGAGACAGAAGAGCCAGAGCAAACAGAGGAAGAGCCAACCGATGAAGAGATCCAAGAAGCTAGTGAGTACGGCATCGAAGTAGATGGCGTTATGTACGGTGGAGCAGTAGGTCAACCACTTTCAGAGGAAACAAAACGCAAAATATCTGAAGCACTTAAAAAGCTCAAGGGCGGCAAAGGTGGTAAGGCAAAGGCTAAAAAGAAAAGGAACCCAGAAGTGGCAAAAAAGAATAAAGAAATCAGAAGGCTGCGAAAAGAAATGGCACAGTTCAATCGCCAGATAAAAACAGAGCTACTCGAGATGAAAGCAAAAGGTCAAAAACTATCTCCAGAGGAAATGGCAAAAAAACAGCTAGATGTAATGCGCCGCAAAAATGAGATCAGCGACAAAATCGACAAACTCCGCGATGAGGTCGATGCTATAAAAGAAGCTGATGCTGCAAAAGCTGACAAAACCGAAAAACCAGACACAAAAGCATCTGAGTCTAAAAGTTTATTAGCCACCATTGGAGAGCGCATAGCTGCTACACTTGGTAGACTGGAACGATCTGAAAAGTGAGTTTTATGTTTTACGAGATGAATATTTGAATATCTATACTGCCATGATTGAGGGTGAACCATACCACCCAAAGTATCAGAAGCATAAAGATTTGTTTTTTTTATTAGCACAAGCAGATTTGCAGACGTATAAGAAACTACGTACTTTTTTCAGAGAACAAGGTACATATATATCAAACAGTATCAATTGGAATCGTTATAACGCCAAAACAGCTAGTATTACTGATTGGGTTAGTGACGAGGTTATGAGTCTATTCAAGGCTGGTTTTATGACTGTAGTGGCCTCTACGCTTGCAGGGGCTATCAATGCTGGCGGTCAGTCTGTGGAGCGTGACCTCAAAATCCCTATTGGCTGGAGTATGGAACAACAACCAGCCATTGAGTTTCTTAACCAATATGTACTTAAACTAGCTACACCTGTTACTAAAGTAACGAGCGATAGAATACTCAGCTCTCTAAAAACATCAATTACGCTCGGAGAAAATCAAGACACTGCAAAAGAGCGTATTTTCAAAGTCATAAGTGACGAGCGCAGAGCCGCTACGATTGCTCACACCGAATCAGTGAGGGCATACGCTGGTGGTCGGCTTATGGTAGCTGATATGGTCGGTGCTACTCATAAACGCTGGGATGCAACAGTCAAGCCCTGCCCTATTTGCTCTGCACTAGATGGGCAAACAGTTAAATTACACGAACAGTTTAGAAATGGAAGCATGACGTATGGTGCGCCACCTAGCCACCCAAATTGTCGATGTTTAGTAGAGATCTTGCTGCCAAATGAAGTCGGTCAGGTTCAACCACCAGATGTAAAATCTATATTACAAAGTATTTTCTTTTAAGGATCTATGCCCATACAAGCTGAACTCGCTCAAGATGTAAAAAGACAGAACGAGAACAGATTACTATGGAAAGATCACGATTCACCAGAAGCTATAGAGCAGATGTTCATGGCAGAAGTTGGGGAGCTATGGGAAGCCATAACTCAATCTTTTGTTGATGACGACCTCACTAATGTGGTTATGGAAATAGGCGATGTGGCGTATTTAGGACTACGACACTACGAAAAATACGGATTTTTAACACCAAAAATGCTTATGTACTTGGGTGAAGTTGAAGACTTTTGCGAAGAGATGGGAATTGATATAAATAACGCGGTTACAATTAAATTGATTAGAAACTCGTATAAATATGCAGATTATATTATGAGTAACGGTAGACCGTACGAGGAAGCAACGCAAGTTGTCAAAAAGACTTGGAAGACTTTTTTTGGAGATGTACAATTTTCTTATGCGTACCTAGAAGTACTGGCATACGATGCTTAAACGTACTACTCCACTTTTTTGTTGTGATTTTCGCCCTGGAGTAGTACATTCAGGAATTGTTGCTATAATAAATACTAAGGAAACCCGAAAATGAAAAACAAAACTTTCAAATCAGCATCAGAACTCAATAACCTACCATCAGAGATAGCCGTTTTGCCAGCAGGTGAATACATGACAGTACCCTACGGAAATATGGTTTTTGACGACGTTCTCTTTGCTCAGATGATCGGTAATTTTGAACGCAACACTCGAGTTGGAGTACCAGTTGATGTAGACCACGACGGCGGCAGAGCCGCTGGCTGGATTAAAAAACTCAAACGTACCAGTGAAGGCTTATTCGCAGACGTTGAATGGACACCCTACGGTCAAGAGTTGGTACAAAATAAAGAGTATCGAATGATTAGCGCAGAGTGGTCTTTTGATTATGTAGAAAACTACACATCGCGACGTTACGGCGCAGTACTCATTGCTGCTACTATCACAAACCGTCCGCTATTCCAAAACTTGCCTGTTTTGACCGCTTCTGAGCCTGAAAAGTTGACAAATGATTCTGGTATTGTGATACTAATGGGATCTGAAACAAAAGTTATAAATACTAATCAACAGGAACAAACCATGCAAAAAGATGAAATCTTGGCAAAGAAACCAGAGGAATTAAGTGTTGAAGAGATTGCTTTCTTAAAAGAGCAAGAACTAACCGATGAGCAAAAAGAGCAATTTGCATCTGTTCTGGTTGAAAAAACAGAAGAAGTTGAAGAAGAAGCCACAGAGGAAGCAGAAACCGAAGAAGTAGAAAAAACCGAAGAGGTCGCTGAGACCCCAGAGGTTGTAACTGCTATCGAGGAAACCGTCACTATTAAAGCTAGTGAACTCGCAGAACTCCAAGCTATCAAGGTCGCTAAAGAGCAAGCAGAAATTATGAAAGCCGCTGAGGATTTTTCAGCTCCATTCTTGGCAAGCGAAGGTGGCAAGATCATGCCAGTTGCTAAAGATACTGTTGTAGCTTTTGTCGCAAGCCTTTCAGAAGAGCAGCGCGCCCAATTTGGCAAAATCATGGCATCAATTAAGACTGACTTTGTAGCTGACGAAAAAGGAGACTCTGATCACGGCGACGTTGTAACTCGAGTTGAAAAGATGATCTCTGACAAAGTAGCTGGTGGTATGAATTATGGAGATGCCTCAAAAGAGGTATTACGTGATCAAACACTTGCAGATCAGTATTACGAAGCCGTACAATCAAAGTAATAATTAGACAAAATAAGGAAACAAATGTCTTCACAAAACCTTGGCTCACGAGCAACATTCAAAAGTGCTGCTGACTATTCAGCCAAACAATTCTATATCGTCAAACTAACCGCTGCTGACACTGTCACTTTGGCTAGTGCTGCTACTGACGTTATTTTAGGAACCATCACCAACAAACCAGCCGCCGCAACAGGTGCTTCAACCACTGTTCAACTTCGCGGATCTGGTGAAATTGGTCAAGTCATTTTGGGTGGCACCGTAAGTGCAGTGAACGCTCGCTTGACCGCTGATTCAAACGGTAAAGCAGTTGTTACCACCACGACTGGCAACCAAGTGTTTGGTTTAGCTCTCGAAACTGGCGTTGCTGGTGACGTAGTGCGTTACTTATCAATTCACAACATAGTAGCTTAGTATAAAAAAATAAAGGAACACTGAAATGCCACAAGTACAAGATTACATTGTCGACCCAGTACTGACAAACCTCTCTAAAGCATACAAAAACGATTCATTGCTTTACAGTCAGGTTTTCCCTCGCATGATGGTTAAGTCACGCACTGGTTATTACTACACTTTTGACAAAGCTCGATTCAAAATTGAAGAGTCTCGCCGAACTGGTGTAAGTAGAGCCAACCGTGTTGATTACGGTATGAGCAAGACCTCCTATGGTCCTCTCTACGAACACGCATTAGAGCAGGCTATTGAATACGAAGTTCGAGACACCTACCCAAGCCCACACGATGCTCGTGTTGACGCTACCGAAAACGTGTCTGATAGATTGGAACTCGGTTTAGAAAAAGAAGTTGCTGATCTCTTAACCTCAACTGGTACTATCACTCAGAACATCACCTTGAGTGGCACAAGTCAATTTTCAGACTTTGCAAACTCTGATCCTTTCAGCGTAGTGCAAACTGGTATTGATACCGTCAAAACAGGTGCTATGGTTATGCCCAACACCTTGATCATGGGCTACCAGGTGTTCGCTAAACTGAAAAACCATCCTGACCTCTTGGGTCGTATGGCTACCAGTACCACTCGCGTACTCACCACTCAAATGCTCGCTGACCTCTTCGGAGTTGAGCGCGTGTTAGTCGGCGGTGCTATGCACAACACTGCTGCTGAGGGAGTCGCCGCTTCTATGTCCTACATCTGGGGCAAAGATATGGTACTTTGCTATGTCGCTCAACGACCTGGACTCAAATCCTTGTCAGTTGGTTACACTCTCCAAATGGAAGGCGCACGATACGTCGACCGATGGGATGAGCAAGCAGAGAAAGCCGAGTTCGTACGTGCAAACGACTACTACGAGCCAAAGGTTGTAGCTGCTGAGGCTGCCTACCTTATCAAAGCTGCTGTAGCTTAATTGTAAAAACTAGCCAGGGTGGGGAAACTCACCCTGGCATAACCCGAATATACGGAAGGGATTTATGGGATTTCAACCAAGACAACCAGGAGAAACTAGTCGCAAGATTGCGGGAGAAACGCAATCTGCTTTTGGTTATATCCGCAGACAAGCATGGACTAATGTGGCTGCTGCTACTACTGACACTGCTTTGAATGATCAGGCAACATCTGCCTCTGTAACAACCACCGCTACCACGTTTTTAGCTCAACCTGACTTTCCACGCAATGTGGTTATCACACCAGGTGGCACAACCACTGACGTAGCTGCTGGTGATTACATTATCACGGGTACAAATATCCGCGATGAAGTCATTACAGAAACTATTGCTATCGCTGCCAACGCTTCAACTGCTCAAACAGGTAATAAGGCTTTCAAAACCTTAACAAGTATTCTGTTTCCAGTTCAAGACGGTGCGGATGCTACTTTTGACGTTGGTTATGGCGTTAAGCTCGGACTTGACCGAAAAATGAGTGGCAATGAAGTATTACTCGCTACCGTTGGCGGAGTTTATGAAACCACACGCCCAACCGTCGCTGCTTCTAGCTCCGCGATAGAATCAAACACTATCTCTACAAATACGGCTCCTGATGGCAGTCGCGACTTTGTAGCAGTGTATGTATCAACAGAAAAAACAGGTGCAGTTCAAACCACTGCATAATTGAAAGGGCAAAATGTTAGTTAAAATCACAACAAATGTACTACACAACGGTCATTCATTCACAAAGGGTGAAGTGGTCGACATCTCACCAGACATTGCTTCTAGTCTCTCTCCAGAGTTCTACGAGGAAACAGAGGTCAGAAAAGTCACTACTTCACCAGAGAATGAACCAGTAGAAGCTCCAAAAACGGATGATTCTGAATCAACCGATGAATCAACCAAGCCAGACAAGATGTGGCTATGGGGAAAAGCACGATTAGTAGAATATGCACGCGCAAACGGTATCGAAATAGACGAAACTAGCACACAAAAAGAAATATACGCTATAATTAAGAATAGTTAGAGCTACTGGCAGAAGCTCAAAGGATACAAGCCATGAGTAAATATAGAATCCAAAGGTACAATCAAACCGTAACTATCGCAGCCGATGGTACGACACAAACCGATAGTACCGCAAACCTAAATGGTTACTTAGTAGCAATCATGGCAAATGTGCCCGCCCTAGTCGGTACTACAACGCTCACCATTTCTCTTGTTGATCCAGATGGCTATACGCTTTATTCAAAAGCATCTATAGCTGAGGGCGCACGTTTTACTGAGTTTGCAGATGGTAATAACGTACTACGAAAAATACCCCTATCTGGTATACATCAAATAACTGTTACTGCCTCAAACGCTCAAACAGGGGCAGCAGCACCTATTCCAATCGCATTACTAATTGATAGAGGAGCATAAGGAAACTATGGCAGCAACAGTACTCATTCGACGACTAACGGGAGCGGGACCAACCGCAACTGATATTACAAGCATAAACTCTCGCGCAAACGCTGAGGATGCCCATTCAACCGCTGGAACCTCAAACCCTATTCAGATACCATCGGCTGGTAGTAACTACTCATATTGGGTAACTACTCGACTCGATGCAACAGTTGCGCCGTCTGGCACAATTGATAATATCCGCTGGTATACCGATGGTTCAAATAACTTTGGGACAGGCGTCACCTGTATTGGTAACACTGCCTCAAGTTATGTTCAGGCTACTGGTACGGCTGGTACAACTGGTACTGAGCTAACCACTGGCAATCACGCTGGATTGACTGGTTCACCAGTTGATGTCTTCGGTCACACCTCTGGATCTCCCAAATCTGTTTCTGGTTCTATAACCTCAACAACTGGTCAATTTGGAGATAGGTTTGTATATCAAATAGTCATTGGAACCACAGCGGGACCAGGAGCAACAGCTCAAGAAAATTTTAACTGGAAATTTGATGAAACATAGAGAAAGGGCAAAATGTTATCACTAAACCAAAAAGTTATTGTTAAAAACGGCTTACCACGCCTCGTTAGAGGTGCTGATATTGTCACTCAAGCTCAAGGAGCAGTTGCCTATGGCAAAATTGTATCTCTCGATGTTGGTGTCGGAAAAATGGTTGGCGTTGAATTAGATATGCCTGCCGATGGGTATGCTTTTTATGATGCACACTCATGTGACGGCGCAGCAAAAGATCGCCGAGGCTGGTGGACAATTGAAGAGAATGTAGAAATTGTAGAATAGTAATAAACAGCGCAATACAATGCGATTGCAGAAGGGTAATACAATGCCATTGTTTCAATGGGTAGCCACATACAAAGACGGATCACGTCTTCACCAATACCCACCCCAAGTAGAGGGTGTAGAGAATAAATATGGTGGCACCAAGCGTAACGAGCTTGCTTGTTTTGATATT